GTACATGTCGAGGTAGGTAAAAATACCTGCGCGTAGATCGGAAATATGTGCCATTTAGTTATTCTCCATATGTTTTAAATGGTATTACGTATTGCGCTGTGTAAAGCGCAGAATTAGCAGAATCAATTCCACCTATCTGAAGATAAGAAGAACCAAGTTCTGGGCCGTTATTTAGCTTTTTGTTAGCAAAGAGAACATCTAAAATATCAGCAATTGCCATCATTCTAGATTGACCTTCCCCTGCTTTTACATAAATTGATACAATCATTGAGCCTGAAAAATTTTTGCTACCTCCATAGTTACTTCCAGAGGAGGCAGGTAAAATGTTTAGCCTACAGAATTCATTTTGGTTAGAAATTGTACCTTGATAGTTATCAGGGTATATAGAAATATTATTAGTAGTCCAAGAAGAACCACTAAAAACTAACTCAATAGCAGCTTTTAAACTTGTAAAAGTCATACTGCCTCCTTTACTAACTGTAGTTCTATTGTATAACCGTTGTCAACATGGCTTTCTATGTTATAAGAAACCTTGCCAACAGTTAAGGTATCATATACGTCTACAGAAACCCCAGACTTTATAATCCCAAGTAATTTAGAACTTCCTCTGCTAGAGCTAGAAGTAGTAGTTATAATTACTTTTGTTGGAACGGTCAAAACGCTAGAGGCAACTTGCCCAGTAGAAAAACTGTAGCTAGTTACAGACTTATTACTAAGGGTTGCCTTAACTGCTAAGTCTCCTACAGCAGAAAAGGCTTTATCTACGGCTTTAGTAACTGTAGACTTCATACTCATTAGTTTGCCCTCCACCAACTTGCGCCAGTGCCAGAGGCATACGCTTTGTTTAATAAGGGTCTAATTTTCTTTAGAACTAAAGAAGACTTCATAGGGATAGTTGAAGTAGAGTCAGAGTCAGAAATAGAAATAGGACCAACCGAAATAGATTCAAATGTTTGAGTTTTTCCTTGAAGAATATCCTCATTATCAATTAAATGTAAAGCTTGCTCGTACACTGCTTCTTTGACTTGGCTAGGGATTATGGTGTTACCAATAGTAACATTAAATCCTAACCTAGTGTCATTATAAATAGCATTATTACGAGGCCAGGCCAAAGCTTGAGAGGAACTAACAGCCGCACCGATCCAAGCATGATCATCCACTAACAGAGTTGCTGTTACAAGCGCAGATTCTCTGAGTTCAGTACTAGCAGCTGTCCAGTTGGCACTGTCAATACGGGTCTCAAAATAAGTATCTGCTTCTGTCTCTGTTACGTAGCTGTTTGTGTTTACGGTTAAGGGCATTAGTTCCTCCTTTCAATAACTTAAGAGTGGAAAATGGGCAGAATGTCCAAGTTCAACGCAGCGGCCTTACGGGTGTAAGACGCAGCAGCACCAAGAGTTGCGTTGGTTGCAAACGCATTAGTTGCGCCATTCCAGTCATAACCATTTGGATGCATGATAAAGCCATAGCGATACCAGATGTTAGTAGAACCACCACCAGTATAAGAAGCCGCATCACGGTCTACTTCTACAGGGGTTGGAACACTTACAGGAGCCGCAGTCACGGCTGCAGGGTTAATGACAAAAGAACACTTAGTAGAACGGGCGTTCAAGTCGTTAGAAGCTGCACCAGCAATCATCTGATTTGCACGCGTCATAATCAAACGGAATTTACCACCAAAGATAGTGCTAAAATTCAGGTTACCATCTGTAATAGTGGTTTCGTCGATTAGGTTAGCAGCACGCATTTCAGCCATTTGCTCTGGTGAAGTTACGAGGTACATGAAGTCAGCTTCACGGTCTTTCATGCCAGCGCCAATTGCGCGGAAGAGACGCTCACCACGGGCAGCACCAGCAGCCGAGGAGTCAAACAACTTACGCTGATCGCCAGCACCAGTTGCAGCAGCACCATAGAGGCCCAGCGCGTTAACGTCAACAAAGTGACCAGTTGAAGCAGTATCACCATCTGTGTCAAAGGCAATATAACCACCAGCACCCGAACCACCTTTGTCACCCAAAGTAACTTCGCTAAGAGCGACACCTTTGAGGACAGACAACAGAGCGTTATGCTCATCTTGTGCGCGAACTTCAGCAAAGTCACGGGCGATCTTTGCAAGACCGTCTTGCTTTGATACAACTTCTTGCATGTTTACTTGCTGCGCACCAAAGGTACGAACAGTTTTAACATAGTCAGCAATGTCAGTTGTGACGTTGGTGTACGTACCGTCAGTAGCACTTGCAAGCGAAGCAACGTTTACGGTTGCTGCGAGTGGCTTGTAGTAACGAAACTGACCAATAAAGCTTTCGCCATCAGCAGTAATGTCGGCGCGATTGCCTACAATACCTGTTGAGTTAAGTTTCTGTTCAAATGTGTAAGCTTCGTCGCTGTAAGCGGAGATAGCAAGAGCCACATTCTGAAAAGCAGTATTTGTAATAGCCATTAGTGTATTCCTTTATAGAACTATTATATGTTAAACGAACCCAGCTGACCTTTTTCGGCTGCTGCGATCATTTCTGAGGTAGACATTTCTGACATACTCTTCTTTTGAGAAATGTTAGAAACACCTGCGTTGTTAGCCGCGCCAGATCCAGTATTGGACTTAACACGGAATAAGAAAGAGTTGTCTTCACTCTTAGAGTATCCAGCGACAAAATCGTCTATAGAAGTACCAGAGTTGTGTCTCCACCCTCCGTCTTCATTTTGAGATAGTTGCTCAACAATGTCTTTATAAGCCATTTCGCGACTACGATCATTTTTAAAGTCTAAACCCGCTAGAGCGCTCTGTAGAACACTATCACGGTTTAATTTCGTGTTTTCTGCTTGATAGATAGATAGCTTGGCTTCAAGATCAGCAATTTTCATTTCTGCTACTTCTTGTAGTTTACCATCCTTTTCCAACTGTGCAATCTTCGCTGATTTAGCGTCTGCCTCCATTTGGTTTTTAACTTTCAAAGCGTCATCACGCTCTTTAGACATACGATCCATGTTAGTTTTCATTTGTGCAAGGCGTTCTTGAACAACAGCTTCCACTGGATCAACCGTCTCAGAGTCCTCTGTTGCAGCCACTTCAGGAGTGTCTACTTCAGGGTTATCCGTTTCAGGAGTTTGTACTTCTTCAATAATTTCATCAGGCATAAATTTTCCTTTCAAGCACAGCTTGAGGTTACAGTTTAAGTGAAGGAACATCCTTCGTTTTTAGTAGCTATTACAAGTCACAGACTTTATAAAAGTTATGGTCCAATTCCATACCAGTCTTCACCTTCTTTAATAGGTGCTAGTATTTCCTTTCGAGTAATTTTGTTTGGTGGATCTATCAACCCTTGCTTCTTAGCAAGTGCTATTAGCTCCCTGTATTTTTCCCAAGACATTCCTTGCTTTCGCATTTCCTTGAGTGTCTTGCGTATAGTGTCTCCTCCGAGAGCATCTGCATAGATGGTTCTCAAGGCTTGTTTTGCGTCTTCAGCATGTCCTATGTTTGTGAAAAAAGCATCGTGAATGGTACCAGTACCGATATTCTTTTTCCTACCCCATAGGTGAAACTGTCGAACTAACACGGCATCATTACTATGATTACCGTTTACACCTAACCCAATCGAAGCGTCTTGAATAGAAGACTTGCCTAAAAGCTTACCGTCTTCTGCTGCCGATTCGTAGATGTTTGCTACTTTACGACCCGAAACTGGGTCAGTAAATTCTATCCGTTCCTGAATTTTAGGACGGTATCTTTGTGTCATAATTTTTCCATCAAAAGTAACCCAAGGTATGTCCACTTTTTTAGTGTCTGTTACATACGCTTTAGCTGCTGTTTTCCAAAAATTAATAAAGTTATCTGTTACAGGTGCTCGTTTTGCTAAGTTCTTAGACATAATCCTAGAAATTTCTGTAAAATCTTTTGGCCCAATAATCCCTTGTCTAGCGTTCATTATTTTATTAACAAAAGTTTCGGTGTCAGGGTGAATATCTATCGCTTGTTTTAAAAGTTCTCTTCCAACAGGAGTGTTTTTATTTACTAGTTCTAGTAGTTCAGATCTAAAGGCTTTTAAATCGTCTACACTTGCAGCTGCTCCAAGCCTGTCAGCAACTTTTATTTTACCATCTATTATTCTAAGTTGCTCGCCAAGAGTTTCTTTTGTAATACTAGCGTAGCCTTTATTATCTAAAATTTTTGCCATTTTACCAGCAACGTTTGCTGTCTTAGTTGCTTCTCCCGCTCCATAGAAAGATACCATGTTTTGAGATTTAGCGCCCTTAGCTAATTCTTCCCAAGTTAACCCTGCATTTCTTAACGCAGGAATCTTTAAGAAGTCTGGATCATTAATTGTGTCCATAGCAATAATATCATATAATCGATTTTTCTGAGGGGTAGCTAAAACATTGCTAACCATAGAAATTTGGCGATCACCAGTAGAAAGACCAATAATTTGTGCTCCGCTTGATGAAGCATCGTTTTCAATCATTAGCCTTGTTTTGTACTTTGCAAGTTTAGATACAGTAAAGTCGCCACCTGTAGCATCGTGTATACGTTTGTATTCTAAAGCCATTCTAGCCATTTTAGGAACTTCTGGACCTTCTAAACCTTGTATAAGAGGATGTTCTAAGAACTGCCGCATACGCCTGTCACGTTGCGTTGTTGACTGAAGTATTCCTCCAAGATCTCGCAAAGCCCGTTCATTTCTGCCGAAGATTGCAATTCTACCTGCTTGAGTTAACGCTTCGGTCCCTGGACCTATCATAGCACCAAGTTGAATACGTAGCTCACGCATAGCTATCGGAGTCATGCGGACAGTTTGCCCTGCATTAAGAAAGGGTCTAACAAGCTCTCCCCCCGTAGGTGTTAAGTAACCACGGTGATATACTCGACCACGCGAGTCGATAAACACTTGAGTCTTAAAAGATTTTCCACGTTGTCTATGCCACTTTGCAGTGGTCATTAAACCGTAGCCTTGTTCACCACGATTTAAAATCTCATGGCGCAGCTCATTGATAGAATCGTAGTATTTGCTCTTCCCTCTTGGATCCCGAAAACGCACAATGTCATCCATAAAGTCAAAAAACTCGCCATCGACTTGGTACTCCGTGTTAGATACGTGGTTCATCATTTTAGCCATGTCACGGTCAATTTGTTTGGGATCATAGTCGGCAAACTTGTCTGCTGAAATAATAGGAACTCCTGTGTCGTTGCCTCTAGCATCAGAAAAAGTTTTCTTGCCAGCCTTAACGTAAAGCCTGTCTCTATCGTTAACAACACCAAGTCGCCTTGCTATAACAGTTCTACGCTCTGCTTCCTGAAGTAGGATAAGCTTTTTATCTACTACAGTAACTTCCCTAGAAATAGTATCTGACCAACCACCTGTTGCGCGACCTGTCTCTACATCCATAACACCTCTCCGAGTTTTACCCCTGAACTGTACTTTTATGTATCCACTTTTAGCCATAAAGTCTAGTATACGAGAACCATCTTTATGATGAGATTTAAGAGTCCTCTTTAATGGCAACACTGTGCCAAAATCATCAGTAAACTTTTTACCAATGTTAATAGCTAGAGTGTCATAGTCTGTAGACTGCCCTGAAGAGATTAGCTTAGCAATTTTAGTTATACTTCTTAGAGCCTTGTCATCCATAACTTTCGAAGACGGTATTTTCTTTCGATTAATAAACTCAAGATCTACAATACCACGATAACTTTCTTTTACAGAAGAAACATTTTTAGTCCACCAACTATCTGAAGGCTCTTTGTCAAATTTCTTTTTAAAGTCCTTGTATCGTTTCCTTAAGGGGATTACTTTATTTAGAAGATTTTCTTTAAATTCTTTCTTACTAGGATACTTAGTATACAGACTTTGAAAGTACACCCGCATGGGTGCTCTGCCTGTAAAGTAAAGTTTTCTTGAAAGCTTCTTTCCTTCAGTAGATCTCCATTTGTCTATGTAGCGCTGATCTTTTAGAAGGTTTTTATTTAATTCATCTAAAGTATAGTACTTGCCCATTATTTGAACTTGAGGTTTATCTTTAGAAAGATAACTAACAAACATTTCTGAGCGTTGTCTAGACCTGACGTCTAAAAGCCGTGAAACGTTTTGTACAGCAAAGCGGTTTTCTGCTCTCATAACAGAAGCAAAATCACCCCAAGGAGTTTTGTCCTTAGCGTAACGCTGAAACACTACTCTTAGATTTTCAATAATAACTGTTTGTTGGTTTAGAGATATTTTGTCATTCAAGGAAGAGGCTATATTTTCTATAAAATCTTTTTGCTGGATTGTAAGATCTTTTGCATTACGCATAAAGTCAATACGCTCTTGATAAAGATTAAAGTCAGGATCATAAATGTTATTGTTCTTAATTTCACCCGTTAAGGGGTCTGACGAGAAGTTTCTTTCATCAAATTGATTTCCAACCCTTCGCCTAGAAGCTGCTTTACCCTGTAAGCTAGTACCCTTATAGTCAGTAAGAGACATAGTTTTGTTAAAGTCATCTGAGTCTAACAAAAGCATATTTCTTAAGTCGTCTCTGTATTTTGGGTTGTTAAGTAAAGAGTTAGGAGTCTTTGAGTCTACAGACACTCCTTCGGATTTTATTTTCTGCCGAGGTTTAAACACTGTAGTAGCTGCTGTTGCCCTAGCTCTTAAGGCTTGTATGCTTAACGCTTTCCCCTTGGGTGTTACAAACTCATTAGCTTTAAGCTTACCTTGTCGAAAAAGATTAGCAGCATCTTCAGAACCTAACATTTTAGTTTGAATATCCATCGACTGAGTTTTCAACCATGTTCCAAAGTCTTTAGTTTGAGGTGGCAACCCATTTAACTTTTGGGGGTCTTTCGTTTTAAGCGCAGTAATTCCAAGGCGCGGCGACGATACTTTAAGCAGTTCTTCCTTAGATTTAAGAACTGGGACCATAGATGATCGACAATTCCAGTGAAGGGGAGGTTCATAGCTTCTGTCTCCTACGTCATAAATTTTTCCATTGTGATGGGTACAAATAGGGCTTGTCTTAGCGTCTAAGATTGCCGTAAACATGTAACCCTTAATTATATCTTTGTTTTGTTCTGCTACTCTGTGAACAGCTGCAGACTGTGTAGAAGTAATAGCGGTACGAGTTAGAGTCTTTGCTTGGTGTTCTGTTAGCTTTGTAGTTTTCATTACATCAGCAATAATAGCTTTTTTACTAGCACCTTTAGCAAGCCCTGCTTTTACTTTAGACTGTATACGCACTAACTCTCCCGCAGAGATATTAGAAACGTTTTTAGTAATACTTCGAGTACCTTTAATATTTGGTCCAGTAATTTCACCGAGGATTTCTTTAGCCCTTGGTCTTTGAACCTTGTAGAAGTCTTTTACTTCTCTGTACAGGTTGTTTGTAGAAAAGTCTAGTTGAGAGGTTGAGAACTCTTTTAAACTTGTGTTGTTATGCACAGCGAGTTCTTTGCCGAACCTGTTCATTTCTTTTTGTAGGTCGGCTCTAACATTTCCACTCAATAGAGTTTTTAAATTGTTTCTGTGTCTTTTTAAAATCCTGCGATTTTGAAGTTGTACACCTTCTTCATATAGCCGTACATCGCCCATGTGGTCAACAATACGGTCAAAAATTTTGTCATTAACGTTCATCTAGTCCACCATTGTAGAGTTAGAGAGGGTGTGTCTTACTATTAGACCATGCCCAAAGAAGACAGTTACCAACGCTGTAGGCTGGACCTTTCTTCTCTGGGTGATGGTTTAATCGAAGACGCTTGTACCACGCTATAAAGCCCTTATAACGTGTCATTTTCCTTTTTTATT